AGCCAATATATATACTTAAAACTAAAATTTAATTTACACTTATTGCAATGAGCTAAGAAAAGTGAGAAAAACTTAGTACCCCCGAAGGAGCTTGCACAATTAGATGTAATAACAAAAGGTTATTGCAAATTTGATTAAATTTAAAATAATAAGTTGCCAAGTTGATTTGCCAATCCAGAACTTAAAGTTCTGCTGGTACAACGTAACAACGTTTAAAATTTTACTCCTTAGAGTAGTAGTATATATCGCCTGGGTTTTTGAATTAGGCGGGTCAAAAGAAAACATCTGCATAACTAAAATTATCTGTAAATAACTTAATTATGCAGGTGCGAAAAGACCAATGTCAGGAGATTGCTGTAGAATCATAGTAGGAATTCCCATAATATAATGGAATCCGAAATCATCTGCAGCAGTTCTGTAAACATGGAAAGTGGTATTTGATGACATAACCATCTGGGTAGTTTCAATAGGATCCAAAGGATCTGTTTGAGCTATAGGAAAATTAGTATTTATAGGTGTAGTTCCAAACACAACCATTGGTAAAGGATAAGCTCCTTCCAATAAATTGAATCTATAAGGAAATATACCAGAAACACTATTACTAAAAACTGCTGGTGATAAGTGAGTAGAATTATAATAAGGTACTTCCACTTCACTAACACCTTCAAGATTATTTGAAACTAATGTTAATGATGATGCATCTGAAAATATTGGGTGAATATATGAATTAGGAACTCCTGTTTGCCAGAATTGTAATCTGGAACACCCTATACGAGCAATAGTACGAGTAAAACTATTAGTATTAGCTAGTTTTCCTAAAATTGCTGTAGTTAGTGGACCTGTGTTGTTCAACATCTTAACAAAAATCTGGGAGAAATTAGTGGGTTTACTATACCATTTATTTCCACCAGGATCTGAGCTAACACGTGGACCATCAGAAGATTGAGTTATACCAGTTATTTTCAGCCTTATGCCTCCTCTAAAGAAAGCATAAATATAACTGAAATATGATATATAATCCATACCTGAAAAATCATTAGCTGCATTAAAACCATAAGGATTCACAACTGCTAAAGTGTTCACATCACCATTTTCAGCACCTTTTAAATCTGAACGACTTTCAGGTACTGAACCAATATATGTTGATCTTTTCAAAAGTTGACGAACAGAAGCTACTTTCTCTCCAATACAATGTGATTCTGGCGACCAATTAGAAACAGGATCGATTATAGAGATAGACTCGGGGTCATATAGCATTTGAGCATCATTACGAGATTTTTCCACACCAGTACCCAAAACTTGAGCTTCATGTCTCCTCTCAATAGTTCCATCAGAATATTCTATATCATTAGACATCTCAAGAGGTGCATTAGTTGGTACTCCAGGTAAAAACTCAGGTGCAGTTGGTAGAGAAAATGTTAAATCATCTCCACCAGAAATTTCAACCAATATATTTACTGATTGAGAAACAGTGCTAACTGCTCGTAATTCATTTAGCACGGTAACAACAACATATCCAGTAGACACTAAATTTGTTCCTGTAAAACCTCCAAAATCTGTAACATTAAACCAAGGTTTAGTAGAAACATATGGCACTTTGAAAGAAAAAGTATCACTCTCTTCAATATCAATAACCATTTGATAGTTCTTCTCTATCTCGTGGATTGGAGCTGTTCCAACTACTAGATTGCTTATGTCTTCATACGGAGTGAAGAAAACTCGCAATCTACCTGCATGGAACCCAGTCTTAATAATTTTGAAAGTATAAATAAGTGATCCTCTCCACAATCCAAATGTGTTTGCAACATATCCCACAGGAGTCATTGCTACACCATTAGTGGTAGTAGGGATCAAATTATATTTCAAAGGTGTAACTGGATCTACAAACAATATTTGATCTGTCGTTGTATCTCCTGTTGTCCATGAAAATTGTTGCCAAAATGAGGGAATCTTAAAAATAGAACTAAGTGCCATCTCATCCAAATTTGTTCCACCTATACCATTTGGAGTATCAATTTCATTGTCCGCAGATAAAGCCAACTTATGAGCAGAATCTTTGCCATTATAATTCGCCATACAATTGGTTGTACGCAACTTAACATCCATAGATACAGTTGGTTTTGACCATCCAAATAACTTAGCTATAGCTATACCTTTATTAGTCACCCATTCTGGTATAGCCATATAAGAACCTAAAACAGGTATTCGTGAAGCTGTACGTAGAGTTTCGGCAATAGTTCCTAAAGTGTTTGATACAACACCTGTACGAACTATTTCCTTAGCTTCACCCAATACTTGAGCAAAATGACGTCGCGTTGAAGAAGTGAAATGTGGAGCTGCACCAGTAGGAAATACTAATTGAGGATTTATAAATCTAGCCCAAATAGTAACTTCGCAACTGTTTGCTTCACTAGAACCTGAAACCAATGGACTATAGACAAACAATGTTATTTGCCCCATAGTACCATAGTTTGTTATCAAATTAAAATAAGTATGTGGAGATACATACGGTATTTCAAACTTAGCTTGCGCAACTCGAGATTGAGGATTTGAACCACCACAAATATCAAGGTCAACTCCTGGTGAGGATACTCTACCTGTCAAAGTTGCCGTAACCATATTACCTTTATCTATAAGATAATTATGATATGGCAAATATTGCAAACGCAACCTACCTTGTTGAAATTTCTGAGCATTCACTTGGACCGTAACCTCCACATTTGCACGTAAGCCCACAAATCCGCGCACTTTCTCATTATACATGGGATCTTGTAGTAATAAATCAGGGAAAGTTCCAGTAAATATTGGACTATTTTGCAACATAGAAGTTGTGAATTGACCAGAAAAAATACGCACTGGACGTTGAAGAAATGAACTAATTGAATGAACCTTATCATTGGCTATAGACATGTTAAGATACGATTGATCCAAATCTGTAGGCATAGCTAAAGCCTCATCAGCAACTGTTTGCCCTTGATTTTGAAAGGTTAAAATCTCCTGTTTATCTACATAACGGGAGTCGTTATCGTTGGTAACATTTAAGCTTGTTCCAGAGCTTTCGTTTTCGTTTATTGTAGCAAGTGATATTTTAAAACAGATAATCCACTTAAAATATCTATTCGAGTGATGGTTCCTGGATTTCGAAAGGACTGCTTTCAAGGCATCCTGGAAGTAAAGTTAAACAACTCACCTTATTAACATAGTAGCAATACATTATTAATTTTACATCACTAATTTATTTAATTATGTAAGATCACACTATATCTTAGGCCATAAAACCCTCTGTTGGGGAAAAATTTTCCACTTTCAGACGGAGTTCACCATAGGTAGGGATATAAGGTCGCACTTTAGCTACTACTTTTCGATTTTGCTTTAATTTATCAACAAAATTTACATACGTAATTTTACCATGCAAACATGCTTCATTCAAAGCAGTCTCAATGTTATCTTTTAACAAACTAACTGGATCTACGGAATTTCCGCGAACCCAATTAAGCATTTCATATATAACACTGATATCTAAAGGAGCAACATAATGCGCTACCTCATTACAAAACCTAAAACTTCGTTTAAGAAAACTAATATCAGAGAGCTTTCTATACTTGTGAATCTCTCCATTTTTTGTTTCCTCAGTATAATCATGTCCAAGTCGTTTTAAAGCAGCTGTAAGAGTTATTTGATTAAAAACATCAATTATATCATCAGAAATATTCAAAATATTATCATCACCATAAACAATAGTAGATACATATTTATCATATGCCATTGAAGAATATAATTTGGCTTTATCTCTCTCACTCAAATCACTATTTTCTATAGAATCTAAATAAGCAATACATAATATAAGTAAATTGTAAACACTATTGATAATAACTGTAAAAGGATTTCCAGATGGTTGAGAATGTGTCCATTGATACAAATTATCACCATACAAATGAATGGAATTAACTATATGTATCCAAAGTGAATATCGAATCTTCTTATCCTCCTCAGTATAATTTGGATCATGCAATTTATAAAATTCTTCTATAATATCATACACTAGCCATAAAACGTGTGCTATCAACGAACCATCAAAATTACTAAAATCACCTGCTAATACTTTATTACCCTTTAACTTTACTTGGCGAACAATTTGGTCCCAATCTGCACTATACACATTGGTACCAACTGCTACACCATTCAAATTTCGATTATGCATAATAAAAGCAGCAAATCCCACAAAATATTGTCTAAACAAAGTGACAAAATGCATTGGGCAGGCAGAAAACATACGTGTTTTCCCTTCATCTACTTTTGCTATTGGACGACGTTCATCTTTCATAGTATCTGCACAAATGACATTAGTTATAATCCCATTTAAACAATCTACGCGTAATTGTTCAACAATAGCTCGCAATTCCAATGCATGTGGCGAAGTAAAATCAAAATCTTCGTTTTTACCCATCCAAGCTTGTTTTCCTGGCAATTTAGTTTTATATTGTGGATCACTATTAAAGGGATAACCTGGTGACGTAGATCTGCACATAGCTGAAATGTAAACATCTTCATTTCCCTTAATCGCTTCTTCATATGTCATAACACGTGCATACTTTTCATACCCACATTTAACATAATCACGCGATATTTTTTGGGAAACATAATTACATGCCATATCACATTTAACTGGATCTAATAATTGTGTTATTCCACCACATTTTTCCAAACCTTTAATTGCCGGATTAATCTCAACACCATCTTTCATAAATGGCCTCAAATAAGCAGGTTTAGTAATTGGCTTCGTAATTTCACCATGAATTAATGATGGTTTTAAAACAGTGCGAGAACATTGGTGCAAAGGAATTTTAACTTTACCTATTTCTGGAAACACGCCAGGGGGCAAATCACAGTCAGTAGATTTTAGTATATTTTCATCAATATGAATATAACACTGACTACGATGGCCATCCGGTAATTTTTCCATTAATAAAGTTAAATGTTCTTTTAATATTTCTTCATTCAACTTTACAGAATATCCTTCACCTTTAGCACCACTTATATGCATTCCTATTATCTTCCTCAATAAACTAGTCGATTTCACAATCAGTGGTCCTCCACATTCACCTTTACATGTATCACCTTGATATAGATAACCATGTCTCTGAACATAATCATGATCCAAAACTGATATTGATAAAGGGGTATCATAAGCATGAACATCATTCAAAGTTTTAAACATCTTAGCTATTTGCCCATGATCATTAGAATAAGATAACAAAATTCCATCCATATTCCCATACAATCGACTTTGCTCGTCACGAGCAATAAAATGTTTCAATAAAGACCTATGACACACTACATTTGATCGTTCAGAAGGACAGAATATAATTGCATCCATCATATCATCACCTTGTTGCAATTGCACTGCACGATTTAAAGTACCATCTCCATTTACTAATTCACTCAAGGTAAAAGACATCATACAATTATACACTTTCTCACTATATACAATTCTAGATAAAGAAATCTTAGTAGTCAACGGTAATTCAAGTAACAACATATATTGCACAAAATGATAAGGCATCAAAAAGTTAAAACCTGTAATTGCAATAGCATTACCCAACAATTTCTCTCCGGTTTTACCATGATATGTAACAGAATATAGATTATTTTTGAGAATAGCCATTGAGGTTTCCACAGCATTTGTATCAGTAGAACCTTCACTCACATGCATTTTAACATCAATAGCTGTACGCACTTTTCGTTTATCTCTACCTTGGGCTGCTGAATTATATACCTCTGTGGAAAATTTTTGTCTTCTTTTATCCTTGCCATTATTAGCTGAATTATATATTTCACTTTCATGTATAGGGATAGAAACTGTATTAGATAATATTGCCTCTTTTTCTTCAGGATTTCTCATCATCATATTTGATTTCCAATAAGCCATATTATCTTTAAAAGACATATTTTTCTGTTGTTGTATCCATTTACAATTGCGCTGATAAGTATCTTCGTCTATAACTTCCTCAACAACAAAACCAGGTATAATTTCTTCAATCATAAATGCTTGATACATCGCATATAACCCAACTGCTGTAGTACCAATGAAAAATACATATTTTAGAGCTGGATATGAATCTAAAACGTTAAGAATTTTTCCCTTGCATTGCAGGAAAAATGCGCTTATAGTTGTTCTAAAACTTTCAAACATTGTTACAACATAATAAGATAATTTAGAAGCTACGGGATTAATAACAGTTTGACAAGAACTTTTAAAAATTATAAAATCTTGAGCCCGTTCTGATTCAAGAATCTCTGTCTCAATTTCATTCAAAGTTCTACCTTCATTCAAACCTGTTGCTATGATATCACCAAATTCATTAACTAATTCTGGTGAAACGGCATCACATTCAAAGAAAATTTCTTCATTAACTTGAGCTTCCATTTTATGCATTAATCTTTTATTCATGAAATCCTTTTGCACTATAAAATCATCTTGTTTTCTACTTAACTCATTACACATAAGACGCGAAAATTCTTCATAATTTAAAGAAGCTTGGGTTAAATCAGGCACAAAGTGCATTTTCCCAGAAATCACCACTTTTCTATATTTTTGAAAAGTATAGATATCTGTAGAAGTGGGTATACGATAACCTGCTTGTTCTGAAAGAGTATCCAAATGTTTTGACACTTTATTTAAATCTAACAATATCTTTTTCTTACCTCCTCCTAAATCTAATTCTTTTGAAAAATCTGCATGTGGTATCACCTCATACATATGATCAGATATACGATTAAAAAACGCTTCTGGATAAGATAATGATTTTATAGGAGAATTGATATCATTAATTGTCATAATACCAACTTTAGAAGTATAAAAAGTATTTTTATCTTCTAAAGCTGCCATGTGCAAATGATAGGGAAAGTCATTCAATTCTCTAATAGTTTCATGTAATTCAGGATTAGGTTTAGTAACATCATCAACAGCCGCTAAACAATCATCACGCACGACTATAAATTGGCCTTTATAACCATCCCAAAATTCTGTTTCAGGTTGACGTGCATAAATTTGCTCTTCAATATCTGTTGATTTCCTAAACCCTGCCTCATAACATAGATCTTGACACAATGGATAAATTAATCTCGATTTACCAATTTGTGATTCTCCAAACAATACAATACAAAGTGGACGTTGTCTTTGCCCTCCATCTAATGTATTGTTCTTATCACAATAATTGTACAATTGTTCTGCATGACGACACATACTAGATATATGTTGACAAACTGACACAGCGCATTTATTATTGTAAGCCCATTTTTTAAGTTTTATACCCTGTTTTAATAAACCTGAAATTTTAATAATATCAACATTCTTAATCATAGATTGTTTCTTAACTATGATATCAGTATAATGTTCAATAGAATCTGACCATATCTTAAGTTCATCTTCCACAGACATAAAATCTTCGGGCAAAGGAGATATTTGGGACATAACAAATTCTTTTATTTGGATCCACAATTTACCAATATCGCGATTTAAATTCATCATACCAGATAAACCACGTGAAATATTATTAGTTTTCTTTGAAAATTGTTCCACGGACGAATTTGTAGGTAATTTACCTATTATAAAATAACAAATTATACTACCTAAAAGAGGACCATAAACGGTATCAACCCCAAAATTTTCACTTTCATGAGAAAAAGCTTTCTGGAAAAGTTGTATCAATTGTCCTGGAATACCAAATAAAGAAAGTAAACCAATTATACCAGCCAATAAAGCTGTACGATTCCACTTCATATGACGCAACAAAACGATTAACGAACATAACAATAATGTTTTAAGTATCATTGATTGTATTCCTTCTACACGAGAAATTGCATCTTTGCTTGATTGTGACAATAATCGTATATCCTCTTTTAATTTAGCATCAGCTAATAAAACTGTATTTTGAAAACCTAAATTACAGTCATCAACAATTTTACGAATTTGCTCAATTACTATTGGCAATTGAGAATTCAAAAATTTATTTAGATCTGTAAGTTCATTAAAATTAAAAACTTGTGCTTCATGCTCATGTCTTATGCTCGAGTTGTTATATCGCATAAGTCGTGACATAATAGCAGGACCAGGATTTAATTCTATATCTCCACTTAAAATGAGAAGATCAAGGCACCTTATAATATTCTCAAAAGGTTCCTTAATCATATCAAAAAAGCGAAGTTCGTTTAATCGATAATGCCACTCTGGTGATAAATGTATCATCATTTGTCTTTTCCCTTTACAGAAACGAGCAAAAGAAGGTTCACCATCATCATTATAACAATCGACAAATAGATACTTAAAGAGGAAGAACCAATGCTTGGTTCCTTCAAATTTCCTCAATTTATAACGCCAAAATTGTCTATCTGAATATTCTTTCTTAAATAAAAGAACATCGGTAGTAATTTCATTATTAAAAATAGTATCTGCAATCTCCCTTCCAAATATATGACTTATAGCCAACAAAGAAGGGCCAGTTAATTCATCATCAAAATTCGTAATTCTCTTACGATGTTTAACTATTATTGAAACATAACTATGCACATTATACCTACGTACAATGCCTACCTTAGTTACATTTAATACATGTTTACGAATTTCGTTCATGTCAGGAGATCTAGCAAAAATTTTGTCTTCATTATAATTATGTATAGCTGAAATACAACATTTTTTAAGAGATTGCACACCTATTGGTAAATAATCTCTTAAAACAACATTACACTCAATGTCATCTTGAACAGCATCAAGATTGACGTCAACAACTAACAAATCATTCATAATTACAAAATTTTAATTTTTCTGTTATCGTTAATAAAATTTATTTATTTAAAATTTGTGGATATGCTAACCGAGTATCCTAATCGGGTTCTAATGTATTCAAAATAAATTAAAGAAGAGCTCAATGGATATGCTAACCGAGTATCCCAATCGGGTTCTAACGTTAAGACAATAAAAGCGAGTGTGAATGATACCTTGTTCACTAAAAGGAAGTTTTAACTTATGGATATGCTAACCGAGTATCCTAATCGGGTTCTTATGTTAAAACGCAAAATTATTGAATGTGTATGATACCTTGTACACGAAAAGGGAGTTTCTTTTAAAATATTTTGGTGTATGCTAACCGAGTACACTAATCGGGATCTTTGTTTTATCTTGTGATAACCGGGCAAGGGACCGGGAGCAAATATATTTGTATATATTCCAGGCGATTAAAAGTCG